GTGCTTGCGTGTCGCATGTGCAATCAGCGCAAGGGCCAGATGTCATACAAAAGGTTCGTGCGCACCACTCTCCGGGAGGCGGCATGAAGATTCCAGAATGGCTCGATCCGGGCGAGCAGGTCGCAAGGCTTGGCCGCAATAAGTGGAAAGTTCCGAAGCTACTGGAGTTGTCACGCAAACTGCCGGTAATGCGTGTTCCGCTTGACCACCTGAACGTTTACAGCACCTACGAGAAATTGAGCCTGCGCGAGATGGTGATGCACATGCGCGCCGTGCAGGCGGCAGACCTTCGCTATCCGATCTTGCTGGACGAGGACGGCGACTTGCTTGACGGCAGGCACCGAATCATGCGGGCGTTGCTTGATGGCAAGAAAACAATACTTGCGCGGCGGTTCGATGAAAACCCAACGCCTGACGAGCACGACGAAGGGGCGGCCTAGCCACAACACGGACGGCCCGAACGCCACGGAAGGCGCGAACGGGGAACGGAATGAACGCAGCAGTTGAAGTTCAGGCGGACTATCAGGTTCGCGGCATTCGCGAGCGCGGGCTTGACATCCTGTTTGCTGGCGACCATTTGAGCGACACCGCGCTATCTGCGGCGCTGCTTGCGGAACGTCGGTTCGACATCGCGTTTCCCGGCTGGAAGCTGTACCGGACCATTGTCAACGGTACGGACGCCTACAGGCCCGAACTGAATGCGTACGCGATTGGCCTTGGCCGCGAGCTTGCGGACGCTCAAACCGTTCGCGGGCGTAAATTCGTGCGCAACGGCGGACCGTGGGTGTCCCTTGCGGCACTGGATGCGATGGAGCGATGCATTACCGGCTCGTTCCCGGATTCCGTTGTAATGCGCGCGCACATGGCGGGGGTAAGCGACAAGACGTATGCGCGGGTTCGCAACGCTCTGGCGGGCGGCTTCATCGCTGGATTCGAGTCATTCCGCGCTGAACTGCATGCATGCGTGATCCGGGTTATCCACATTGACACGGGTCAATTCCGAATCGCATAACAGGCGTGCGATAATCAGGGGGTCAACTTGTGATTTTGGCCCGCGCTTTGCGGGCCTTTTCGTTTTAACAACGGGGCCGCCGTCCGGGCATAGACGCCTATCGGTGAACGCGGATAACGGTATCGGATATGCCGAATTTACGGCCTGTAACTCCGAACGCCAAACGAATGGACGTGTCCAGCCGCGAAGGCCCCTACAGTTTGTCCGGCACAGCCTCTACGCCGCTGACTTGGTAACGGGCGCATAGCCAGAACCGGCCGGGCACCTATAGCGGGCAGCCCGCATCGCGTCCGCCGGTACGCGGCAACTACCGGCCTCGAATTATGCCTAGCGGCCCACCGCGAAGCATCGCTGGGGCGCGAAGCCCCCGACAAGCCGGCGCTCTGCCGTGGGTGGCAACGTCGCCGGGTGGCAACCGGCAACTATTCAAGCGTCGCCGCCGTGGCGGCATGGGCCTAGCCTTGAGCCAGTGCGGACTGATCACCGCGATCAAGGCACGGCCTGACCACGGAAGCGGGCCGGTCTATGCATATCTATCAAAAAGTGCATAGATTTCTGCAGATTTTGATAAATACCGCAAATTTGGAACATGAGCCGAACCCGACGCCGCAATCCTGGTGGCTGTTACATGCGTGCGCCGCGCGGGAAGCGCAGCGCACTGCGGGCGCTTGCGGACGATGCGGAAGGCGAGATTGTGCGCCACCCGAACCGGAAGGCGATACCCGCCGATCCTTGGGATGACCTGATCGTGAGCTACTTTCGCGGTCAGCCGTGGCATCGCGCGTGGAAAGACTGGTTTCGCGCGCCGCTTGGCACGCCAATGCCGGATTGAGGCATACAACGAATAACGCAACATGCTGGACGCGGGCTAGTGCTCCTGCCGCCAGCATGTTGAGCGCGCCCGGATGATCGCGCGCCACGCATGACGTGGCAAAAAGTGCCGGCGGCCCTAGACTCATGCCGGGCCAGATAGAGAATGCATGACGCCGGGGTTTAGCCGCCCCTCGCACGCTGCCAAGACGGCGCGCGGATATACAGACCTTTGACTGCACCCAAACGCGACCACGGCGATCCTTCCGGTTTTCGGAGGGGTGACGGTGGGGCACGCGGTTCGCCTCCGATATCTGGCGGTCTGGTAAAGGCCAATCTTGGACTAACGCCGGGTGAGGGTGCACGATAGGGCTAATGGCGTCCTATTGCCTGAAAGAATGTAAAATTCCCCTAACCCGCATTCGGTCGGCTAACCGGCTGCGGTAGAGGCCCCGGATACTGTCTTGGCAGTCCGGGGCCTCGCCTTTTCTGGACGTGCTGTGACTGACGAACCCGAACAGCCCGACGACGATCTCGGCGATATCGAATTTGACGAAGGCGGCGATGCCGAGTACGTCGAAGTCGAAGGCGCGATGATCGTTGCTTGTCGTGGCTGGCGGGACGTATAGGACCATTTCGGTGCGCCGCTTGTGCGGGTCAACATGAAAGCTCCGGGCACTGTAGACGTGCTGGTATCCGATGACGAGGGCGTCTCATGGAAATGGCGATCCGTGGACAAGCTCAAAGTGCCCGCAACCGTCACCGCCTTACGTGGTGGCAAAGAGTGATCTTGCGCCGCAAGCCAAACCCGAAACCGACCGTGCCCGCCAATGTCCAATGATATTCAAATCGTTGACCTGACGGTCTATCAAGGCGAGCCGTTCGCGGAATAGCTGGTATTCAAGGACAGCGCCGGCAATCTGCAAGACCTGACCGGCTACACCGCGACGATGCAGGCGCGCGAACGCTTGCCCGATTCTGCCGTGATGCTGGATTGGTCGAGTGCTGCGGGAGAAATGACGCTGGGCACCACAGACGGCACGCTTACCTTTGCCGTGACTGCTGATGCGGTGAACGCGTTGACTACCGACAACCGCCCGCATGCATGGGTCTATGACCTGTTCCTGACGTCCAGCGGTGGCGTGTCGCGCAAGGCGTGCATGGGCACGATAACGATTGTTCCGCGAGCAACGCGGCCGTGAGTACGGATGTAATTCTGCCGAGCCGCGCGCCGACGCTTGTCACCTTCACGCGCGGCGGACTGTCGTGGACCATGCCGATTGTCGTGGTGGTTGGCAGTCTGGAAGTCAATATCGTCCCCAGCATCATGATTTCCGCGAACCTGCCCGATGGCATCCGCGGCTATCCGTACACCGGAACGATTTCGGCCACGAACATCGGCGGGGCTACCGGAGCCATCACAATCACGGTCGATAGCCTGCCGGCGAATCTGACACTCGGCCCCACGACCACGACTGACGGCGTGACCTACACCGCAACGATTACCGGGACATTGCAATGAGCGTATTCAGCGCGACGAATGGCACGCAGACCAAGACCCTCACCGATACGATCAACGTCGCCGCGTAGTCCGGGCTGACCTTTTCGACTTCGCTGCCTTCGGGCACCGCGAACGAGGCTTACACCGGCAGTGTGACGGTTTCCCGCCAGCCCAATGCTAGCGGGGCCATGACGATCAGCGTGGATACCGGGTTCAGCCTTCCGCCTGGCCTGACGCTCGGGGCCACGACTGACAACGGCGACAATACCTGGACCGCGTAGATCACCGGCACGCCGACGACGGAAGGCAGCACGAACACCCAATTCAAGGCTACGGACGGCGTGCAGACCGGCACCAAGGCCGTCACGATGTCCGTTGCTGCGGCACCGTCCATTTCGATCACTGCCAACCTGCCGGATGCGGTTGTGGGCTACGCCTACACCGGCAGTGTCACCGCGCAGAACATCAATGGCGCCACGGGCGCGATCACGATTACCGTGGACTCGCTGCCCGCTGGTTTGACGTTGGGTAGCACGGTGGACAATGGCGACGGAACGTACACCGCGCCGGTGACCGGTACGCCGACTTAATGCGCAATGAGTGTTTTCACGGCGAGTAACGGCACCCAGACCAAAACGCTCACGGTCAACATTGCGGTGCGTCAGTCGTTGACGACCACGACAACGGCAAGCGCGAATGATGCATCCTCGCGGGTGAGTTTCCGGGCGTCAGGCGCGTCGAACGTTGCCATCAAGTATGGCACCGCAAGCGATCTCGCCGGCGCATAGACGACGGGCAGTGTTGCGGTCGATTCGTCCGCTGACTTCACCGGCGCCATCGATCTTTCCGGGTTGTCCGCCGACACGCAGTATTACTACACGCCTATCGTGGATGGCGTGGATTGGTATTCTGCGCCTTATCCGAGTTTCAAGACATTCCCGGCTGCCGGCAGTTCTGCAGCGCTATCGTTCGCGTTCGGCTCCTGCACCAAGCATTCCGACACCATCGGCGAGGATTCGATCTTCACCGCAATACCGGCAGAGGCGCGGTTTTTCCTGCATCTCGGCGATACGATCTACGCAGATCGCGACCCGCCCAATGCCACGACGCTTGCCGATTACCGCACGCAGCATCGCGCGGCCTTGGCCGGCGCCGACGTCACGACGCAGAACTACAAAGCACTCCGCGCGCGGATGCCGGTGTTCACGACGTGGGATGACCACGATCTCGCAAACGATTTCAGTGCCGGGACCGGCAGCGCGCTTTATGCGCCCGCCAAGCAAGCGTTTCAGGAATACCAAGCCCGCGCGAATCCCGACAGCTTGACGTCCGGTGAGTTGTACTACGCCTTCCAGTACGGCGACGTCGGTTTCTTCGTGACTGACGGGCGGTCGTTTCGTAGCGCCGATTCGGCCACTGATAACTCCAGCAAAACACTGTTGGGTGCAACGCAGAAAGCCGCGCTGAAGAATTGGCTGCTGACGAACAAGGACACGCTGAAGCTCAAGTTCATCTGCTCATCGACTCCCGCCCATGGCTACGCCGCGAATACGGGAGGTGACTCATGGGGCGGCGTGGACGACGGCACGCAAGCGCCGAACGGAACAAATGGTTTCCGCACGGAGCGCAACGAGATTTGGGATTACATCGACGCGAATCAGATCCCCGGCGTCGTGATCATCTCGGGCGATCAGCACTGGGCAGGCTCGTTCAAGACGGCCTACGCCGGCCGGCCGCGCTATGAGTTCATGTCCACGCCGCTGAACATGACGAACACGACATCGTTCATGTTGAATGAGGTGGCACGAGCCGCCGATCCGGTGAACGGGCCGGTGCTCTGGAAGCTCGACAAGACGATGAACGTCGGCGTCGTGAGTGTAGACACCACGGTCAGCCCGGCAACGGTTTCGTTCCAGCTTTACGGAACGGGTGGTTCGCTCGGCGCATCGTACCTGACGAACATCAACGCGGACGACATCAACGCGAATCTGGTGCCCGCGCCGGCCATTACGCTCTCGGCGACGTTCCCGAGTTCGCCGCATGTTGGCGACACGGTGAATTTCGACGTCATCGCGACGTTGGTTGGCGGCGCGACCGGCACGCTCACGATAGGTGTTGATCAATTGCCTGCAGGACTGACGCTTGGCGCGACGTCGCAGATGGACGCGACGCATTACAAGGCTACCGTATCCGGCACGCTGACTACGGTGCAGGACATCACCGGCACGTTCGATGCAACAGGCGGAAGTGTGGCCGCTACATCGCTGACGCACGAGTTCAATGTGCAGGCTTCCGCGACGGGGCTATCTGTGCTGGCAGTGCAGTCTTTTGCGCTGACCACGACAACGTTGTCGAAGCCCGTCATGTTCAGCAATGTCAAGGCCGGCGACCAGATTGTAGTGATCGCGTTCGGCCAGGGGTCGGCGAGTGCGCCGTTCACCGTTGCGCCTATCGACGACCAAAACGATACATACGCGACGACTGGCGATTTTGCATCGTCGGGGTCGACAGACATGACATCCGCGCTTGCCACGGTTGCCGCGGATGCAGCTACGTTGACTGTCACCGTGAAAAGCGCGGTCGCGACCTATATGGGCGGGAGCGTTTACCTGCTGCGCGGCGGCACGCTGTCGATCGACACGGCGGACGTCATCAAGGCAACAGGTGTCACCGGGACGCCGGATCGCACGATCGGCCCCTACAGCTCAAGCGGACGCGCATTTTTCGTGGCATTGCTCTACGGCTTCATCTCGGGCACCGCGCATACTCTCGCAACGACGGGCGCGACCGGTTGGACAACCGACAGCGATGCAATGGTGCGAAGCGCGAACTATCAGATTCACACCATGCATACGATCAGCGACGCCGCAATCAGCAGCGACACCTTCGCGGCTCATGCGGAGGTGGGTGGCAGCCCCGCGAATTGTTCGATCGCATACATGCTGGTTCCGTTTACGTATTGAGGTAACGCATGGACCCCATCGAAATCACGATGAACCCGGACGGCAGCTTCGACCTGCCGGCGATCCATGTTGCGCCTTACGTCGCACCAATCGCGGTCGATCCGCCCGTTGCAACCGTTCCGCCGCCGACGAATATCGCGGAGCCTTCGGCCGTCGTCGGCTTCAATATCACACAGGTCGGCAACGCGTGCGCGGCATGGGACCAGACAACCGGCTTGCCTGCTGGCACCAAGGGCACGATCGACTGGGGTGACACCAAGACGCCGGGCGCGATCACGGTGGGCGGCAATGCAGGGCGGACGCTTGCAAACGGTACCTATGCGGTGACCGTGGCTTACGGTGCAAGCAGCAAGACCATCAACATCACGGTCCCGAAGATTACGCCGCCGCCCAGCGATTCGGGCACGCCGCCGTCGAACGATGCGCCTGCTGATCCCGCGCCATCCGGCGGCGTGTACGCGCAAGCCTTGGCTGGGTTGGTGCTGCCGCTGGCGAGCGCGTGGAGTGACACACGGCCCGCGTACAGCGCACAGGGCAAGGTGACGATTGCCGATGGCTCGGTGTTGACGTGCGATACCAGCAAGCAGACACCGGACTACGTGCCCTATGCGGGCATCTGGATTTACCCGTATCTCAATGCCGACGACTCGCGCCACCCCGATCTTTCGATGGCGTGTTACGCGGACTGCGTGCACGCGGTGTGCAACAACTGGGTGGATGGCAAGGCAAACTACGCCGGGCACCACACGCTCACGATCAACGGCGCCGTGGTGGAAGATGTCGATGCGCGCTATGACTTCGAGACGGCCACCGCGCCGTGTCGGCAAGGCTTGCCGCAAGTCGCACCGACGCGCAACTGGGACCCGAAGTACGTGCCGAATTACGGCAAGGTTTCGGGCGGCTATACCTCGTGGGCCGATCAACTCGCGAAAGCGGACAACGGCATCAACGGCCGCAGCCTGACCACCGGATCGAACGGGATGGGCGATACGGGGTCGTCCTTCCACATTGGCATTCTGCCTGCGCCGATGGTGCCGTGGCTGGCCGATGGCGGTGACGAAAACTGGAACGTCGTGCGCACTATCGAAGATCACGCGTGGTGCTGGCCGGTGTTGCTCCGCGATCGCGTGACCGGTCTTCCTGCTATTCCATGCCTGCCGCACTGCCGCGATGTCTGCCGGGATTTCTATCTCGGTCAGCAGTTCGCACCGGGACATATCAACCCCGTCGTCACGACACCGACCTCGCCGATGAAGCCGGACAATGCGCACTGCCCCGGTTTCGGCATTGCGGCGTATCTCGCAACCGGCTTGCCGCACGACCTTGAGTCGGTGCTGTTCTGGGCCGGGTACGAATGCTATTGGGCAAGCCCCGCGTATCGCGGCTATGACCAGTGCATCTCGCAGGGCCAGGTGCGCGGCGTGGCATGGACGCTGCGCAGCAAGGGTTACGCGGCGACGCTATGCCCGGCCGATCATCCGCTGCACGACGGCCTGCAGGCGATTGACGCAGCGAACGCGGCGCACTTCACGCAACGCTACTGCGGGCCGGATGCGCCGTGCGGCAATCCGTTCGGCATCGTCGGCGGCGAAGGCAGTTTTGCCTACGCCGTATCGGGAATGGCAGACATCGGTGTTGCGCCGTGGCAACAGGATTACCTCGCGTCTGCCGTGTACCAAAACGTGCGCATGGGCCGTCCCGGCTGGGATGACTTCATGGCGTTCTTGAACACGTACACCGCGCACCGCATGGGCGATGGCAGCGACGATGCACTGTGGTGGACCACGGTGGCGTTCTACCAAGCCTTCCCGCGCGTGCTGAAGTCCTACACCAGCAAGGCCGCGCAATTCGGCGAATACGTGGCGGACTGGGCCACGTTCAACCGCCAGAACATCCAATACAACTATGTGCCGGAGAAGGCAGCCGCTGGCACGCTCGGCCCCTACGCGAGCCAAGCCGACTTGACGATCGACAAGGCTGACTTCGGCAGCGGTCCCGGCCATGCGCGCGGCAACAGCGGCTCGCCCGATAGCTACGCTGCCATCTACCAGTCGTCGTGCATGGCGCTCGGCGCGGATCATCCCGCGTGGCAGGCATTCGCGGCCAAGATTCTGCCGAATCAGGTGAATTACGCCGGCACCGGGCAGTTCAACATTCTGCCGGAGGCTGCGTGATGGCCGAGTAGGGGAGTAACGGGCTGGATTGGGCACTTGGCAGCATGGATGCCCGCGTGACGATGCTCGAAAAGCGCGTCGCGGTGGTGGAGCGCGAGATCAAGGAATCGTTGGAAAAGCTGTCCACAAAAAACGACAAGTTGAACGACAAGATCGACTAGCTATCAGTTGACGTGATCGCCAGCCGGTCAAGCTGGAAGGCGATTACGTGGTTCGTGGGCATCGTGGCAACGATTGCGTCCCTCATGTTCACGCTGACGCAGATGGGCGTCATCAGATGAGTGTTTCAGTCCCGTTTGATACGCAGTCCGTGCTTGCCCGCACGTTGTGGGCCGAGGCACGATCACAGGGTGGCGAAGGTATGCACGCGGTCGCCAACGTGATCATGAATCGTGCGGCTTAGCCCGGATGGTGGGGTCACGACATCCGCAGCGTGTGTCTTGCGCCCAAGCAATTTAGCTGCTGGAACGCAAACGATCCGTAGGCGAAGGTGATTCGCGCCGAGTCAATCAGCGATCGCAGCTATGAGATCGCCAGCACGATTGCCGATATGGCGATTGGTGGCGTGCTGCCCGACATAACTAGCGGCGCGGACCACTATGTTGCCGAGTACGCGCTGGACGCCACGCATTGGGATGATCGCTACAAGGCGACCTTTGTGTGCGGTAAGCCGCGCACCCGGCATTACTTCTTCAAGTTAGGGCCGAACGGATGAAGCTGGTTGATGGCGCCCGCAACTGGTGGAAGTGGCACAGCACGTACGTTTTCGCCGTGCTTGCGATCTTCCCGACCGTCTGGCTGTCAAGCCCTGAATTGTAGGCGCTCCTGCCGCCCAATGTGGTGAGCGCCATCGCGCCATTCGTGGCGGTGATCGGATTTTTGGTGCGGCTGCACAAGCAGGCTATTGCGGTGAGACCGGAGTCAAAGAATGACTGACATCCTGATTTTCCTGATCGGCGTACTCGTCGGATGGAGCGCGCCGCAATTTGCCGTGGTCAAGCGGCTTTCGGCATGGGCCGAGGGCAAGCTGGCCGGCGTGTACGCGCGGTTTTTCTGATGCTCGCATGGTTCGCCCGCACGAAGGTAGGCCGCTGGCTGATCGGACTGGCTGCGGCAATTCTCATGGCCTTGGCGCTGGCCTACGCGGCATTCCGCAAGGGCAAGAACGAATAGGCCGATGCCGACAATGCCAAGGATGCGGAAACCATCGCCGAGGCCGCACAAGCCACGGTCAACGCCGCTGTTGTGCGGAGTGAGGTAGCCAATGAAACCGCGAAACTGCCGGACGCTCCGGCGCAGCGCGTACTTGATGCTGATCGCTCTACTGCTGCCGGTCGCCTTCGGGATGATGGGTGGATGCGCAGCGCAGATACGCCCGCAGCCGATCCCGGCAAAGCTGATCCAGCAAATTGAATGCACGGCGTGGCAGCCTATTCGAGTTTCGCCCAATGACATCCTTACTGACCAGACTGCGCGAGCGATTCTTTCGCACGACGAAACCGGGGAACGGCTGTGTGGTTGGAAGCCCAATGGCAAGCCTTGACGAGAACACGGCCGCGCTGCTGAACGCCAGTGTGCAATTGGTGCATGCGTGGCAATTGCTGGGCAACCGTTGTGCCGTGGTGGTGCAGTTGGGCGGAATCGAGCGCGTCATCACGCCGCAGGGCGATTTGCCTACGACGGCGGGCATGCTGTACGCAGCTGCTGACGCCGTGGCGGATGAAACGTTGCCAGCGGTCCAGACGAAGCAATGACCAATGCCCCAAGTCTCGACGCGCTACTGGCGGCGCAGGTTGCGGCTGAAGACGCGGTACTCGCGCAAGGGCTGGAAGTGTGGAGCGTGGCTGATCCCGATGCGGGTGAGGTTGTGCTTCATATGACGCCGAACGATCTATTGCCCCGTGGCGGAATGCAAGACGCATCCGGCTCTAACCCGGACGCCCTGACGGGCACTGTAGGTTCAAGTCCTACCGGGGCTGCCAATGCTGATGGCGCCAAGCTGACGCGCGTCCATGATCTAGCGCAAGCGCTGCGCCGAGTGGCCGGCGGTTCTATGGACTGGATATGGGACGCCATCTACGACATGGAGGCGTTCGTCAAGGACGAGCCTTGCATTGTCGTGCAGACGGCCGATGAATGGATCGCCGACGGCGAGCGATGGCTTGCGGAGCGCGCCGGCCGTCGCACAAACACAGCAGCGTGATGCTGCCGAACCAGGAGAGTGGCGAGATGCCGCTTATGACGCATGGGCAAGCCGAGGATACAGGTTGACCTTGATCGCGTAACGGAGCTTGCTTCGCGCGGGTTGAGTCAGGAATAGATCGCCGCCGCGCTTGGAATCAGCGCCCGGACGCTTGGGAGCCGCAAGGCTGAATCTGCCGAGGTTGCCGAGGCCATAAAGAGGGGGCAGGCGCTTGGGATCGAGGAAATCTCAAACGCCCTGTTCGCGAACGCCAAGGGCGGCAACGTCACGGCGCAGATCTTCTACTTGAAGGCTCGCGCGCAGTGGAAGGATCGTTGGGATGAAGCGCCCGAGGACGCGGACGCACCCGCGCCCGTGAAGATCGAGGTGCAAGTCGTGGACGCACGGAAGCATGCCGACCCTTAATCGGCCGCAGGCGCAATTCCTGGCGCTGCCGCACAAGTTCAGGGCATACGTGGCAGGCTTTGGCTCTGGAAAGACTTGGGCCATTGCCGCCGGGGCTTGCAAGCACTTCTGGGAGCATCCGCGCGCGCATCGCGGTTACTTCGCGCCGACGTACGGCCAGATTCGCGACATCTACTTCCCGACCATCGAGGAAGTGGCGAGCGATTGGGGCTTGCGGGTCAAGATTGCCGAGGTCAACAAGGAGGTCCATTTCTACTCGGGGCGGCAATATCGCGGCACGACGATATGCCGCAGCATGGAGAAGCCCGAAAGCATCGTCGGGTTCAAGATCGCGCGGGCTGACATCGACGAGATCGACACGCTGGCCGAACGCAAGGCCGAGCAGGCGTGGCGCAAGATCATCGCGCGCTTGCGTTTGAAGTACGACGGGCTGAATGGCGCGGACATCGCGACGACGCCCGAGGGGTTCCGGTTCACCTATAGGCAATGGGTGAAAGCGCCGCGCGAGCGGCCAGAGCTTGCCGACCTGTATGGCATCGTGCAGGCGAGCACATACGACAACGAATCGAACCTTCCGGCAGATTACATTCCCAGCCTGCTGGCGACGTATCCGCCACAACTGATCGACGCCTACCTTCGCGGGCAGTTCGTCAACCTGACGAGCGGCACGGTCTACAACATGTTCGACCGGCACAAGAATGCCAGTCACGAGTCAGTTAAGGACGGCGAGCCGGTCTTTGTCGGCATGGACTTCAACATCCGGCGCATGGCGGCCGTGATCCACGTGAAACGCGATGGCTTGCCGCATGCGGTGGGCGAAGTGGTCAACGTATACGACACGCCTGAAATGTGCGCCGTGCTGCGCAAGCGGCTTGGCAATCGCACCATCATGGTTTACCCGGATGCAAGCGGCGCCTATGCACGAAGTAGCGCGAACGCCCATGTTTCGGATCACCAGCTATTGAAAGACGCGGGATTCAAGATCATCACGAACGCCGACAACCCGCCCGTCAAGGATCGCGTCAATTCCATGAACGCGATGTTCTGCAACGCCAAGGGCGAACGGCGTTACAGGGTGAATGCAGATGCTTGCCCGATCTACACAGAACACCTTGAACAACAAGTGTGGACCGAGCACGGCGAGCCGGATAAATCGGCCAACATTGACCATACGAACGACGCCGGGGGCTACTTCATCGTGAAGGATTATCCTGTCGTGAAGCCGCCGCGCGCCCATGCCGAAATCTTGAGGCTCTAATGGAAGTCTACGAACGTTCCAATCTCGTCGAATCCATGTGGCCGGATTGGTGCATGATCGAGACGTTGCGCGGTGGTACACGCGCCATGCGTAATGCTGGACGTGCCTATCTACCGTAGTGGCCGGCCGAGGATGACGAGAGCTACCGCGCGCGGCTGAATTCGTCGTTCCTGTTCAACGCCACGGATCAAACCGTCGAGAGCATGAGCGGTCGCCCGTTCACGGTGCCGCTGACACTGAACGATGACATCCCGGCTGTGATCAAGGACAACCTTGACGACGTGGACCTGGAGGGCCGGAATTTCCACACCTTCGCGCGGGACGTGTTTCGCACGGGGCTGTCTTACGGCATCGGCTACATCCTCGTGGACTTCCCGACGACGACCGGGGCGCGGTCTTAGGCTGACCTGAAGATCGCTGGCGCGCGGCCGTACATGCAGTTGATCCACCCGCAGCAGGTGCTTTACTGGCAGGCCGAGCGGATCAACGGCGTGATGACGCTGACCTAGATTCGCATCTGGGAACTGCTGGACGATCAAGCCGGATGGTTCAGTGAGCTTCCGGTGATGCAGGTCCGCGTGATCAAGCGCGACAGTTTCGAGGTATGGCGTCCGCAAGTCGTGGCTGACAACAAGCCCGCCGTGTGGGTGGCCGAGGAAACCGGCCCGAACACGCTGGGCCACATCCCGGTTGTGCCGTTCTACGCCAAGCGCACGGGTTACTTTACCAGTCGCCCGCCGCTAATCGATCTAGCCGAGCTGAACGTCGAACACTGGCAATCGTCCAGTGACCAGCGGAACATCCTGCACGTCGCACGGGTGCCGCTGCTGACGGTAACGTCAGACGACGAGGACTTCAGCCTGTCGGTGGGCGCGAGTCGCGCGCTGCGCTTGCCGACGAGTTCCAAGGCCGAGTTTGTCGAGACCAAGGGCGCTTCGATTGCCGCGGGCCGTCAAGACCTGTTGGACATCGAGGAACGCATGCGCCAGATCGGCGCAGACCTGATTTCGCTTAATGTCGGCAGGATGGCGGCAACGCAAGCGTCGATCCTGGACAGCCGGTCGCAATCCAAGCTCGGCGCGATGGCGCAGTCCCTTGAGGACGCGCTGAACCTTGCGCTGTACGAATGGGCGCAGTGGATCGGTGCTGACAACGGCGGCACGGTCGAGGTATTCAAGGACTTTGGCGTTGACCTGACGAACGCGCAGGACGAGGCGGTACTGCTGAACGCTGCGAATGCCGGCAAACTTTCGAACCAGACGTTCTACGAAGAGTTGCAGCGTCGCGGCACGCTGGCCGATACGGTGTCGTGGGAAGAGGAACAGGCGCGGCAGGCCGAGCAGGGGCCGCAATTGGGCACGCTTGGCGGTCCAACTGGCGATCCGAGTAATCTAGACAACCTCGCGGGCGGCCTGAATGGCAACGGCGAATGAAATCCTGCATGACGAAGCGGTCAACTACGCGATCCAACTGCACCGCTACAGCAATGGAGAAGTCCGAAGGATCATCGCGCTACTGAACCGTGCGGATGCCCAACTGACCGCAGAGCTTGATGCTGCGATTGCGAGGAATGCGCCGCAGGCCACGATCGACCATATCGACGTGGTGCTGCAACAGGTCCGCGCGATCAATGCCGAGGCTTACCGGCAAGTCGGCGCGACCCTCACGGCGCACCTGGCCGAGTTCACCGCGTACACGGTGGGCAAGGAGCTAGGCATCATCCGGCTAGCCTTGCCGGGCGGCGCAAGGGCCGTGGTGGACTTGCAAGGCGTAAGTCCGGCGCAGGTCAACGCGGCTGCGATGGCGAGGCCGTTTCAAGGCCGCTTGTTGCGGGAATGGATGGCCGACCTTGAGACGGCACGGGCGGCGAAGATTCGGGACGCGGTACGAATCGGCATCGTCAACGGCGACACGACCGAAAAGATCGTCCGCACGATTCGCGGCACGCGGGCCAATGGGTATGTCGATGGGCTGCTGGAACGGCCACGGGCTGACTTGGAAACGATAGTACGTTCGGCCATCTCGCACACGGCAGCTTATGCCCGTGAGCAGGTCGTGCAGGCCAACGCGGACATTGTGAAGGCGAGCCGGTGGGTTAGCACGCTCGATAACCGCACGACGCAGCTTTGTCGCGTCCGCGATGGACATACTTACAGCACGGAGAAACACAAGCCGCTGGATGGCGGACCGCCTTGGGGCGCAGGTCCGGGCCAGCTTCACTTCAACGCCATTCCTGCGGGGAGTCTCGTCCAAACCCGTTGTGGACTTGTGCCAATTGAGCGCATCCGGGTTGGCGACGATGTATTAACCCATCGCGGGCGCTTTAAGCCGGTTGTGGATGTCAGAGGCAAGCGTAACGAAATCGGGGTCGTTCGTGTCGTCCACACGGAAGCCGGACGGATTTTCAGGGCAACGGATGACCACCCCGTATTTGTTGATGGACGCGGGTGGGTATTCGCCGGGACACTCGAAGTCGGGGACGCACTGTTCCACGATCCGCAACACACGAACGAAATAGGACGGGTCGCTGGCCAAGTCGTACCGGAATCGGAATATGGTCCAGCCGTCCCGGACGAGGCGGGCATCACGGGCGGCAGAACGCGCCAGCTTGCCGCTTCCGGTATCGGGTTCAATTGCGACCTTGATGGATGGGAGCGCGAAGTCGATAACGTAATACGTAGTCTTGTGTTGAAATACCCATCGGCGGTCGAATCCCAAAGCGTCTTGCATCAATTGTTCGCGCTCACTTGGATGATTGGCGAAGAACGCGGACATGCTCTTCGCGAGTTTCTTGCGAACTCCGTCCTGCATGGGAACTCCGCGCCGCATATCGCTGATGCGTTTATTGGTGCCGCGTCTGATCTTGGTGGCTTGCATGCGCGCCATGATTTCCGCATGTGTGGACGGGTTGTCTTGCTTCATGCGTTGAGCGTGGCGGGCGTAAAGCTCGCTCGTTTCCTTGCGCATACCATAGGCCCAATGTTCGCTTCCGCTCCTGTTTTTGCGGGTTCCACTGGCGAAGTCGCGAGCAGCCTGTTGTTGTTTGGTTCTAACGGGGATGCCCTTGATGGCGGCGAACCTGGAAAGCGCCCCGTTGGCGATTCCGTGCTCACGCTCAATGCGGCGCAAGGAATGTCCCTGTTTGATATGCAGGTCAAGGATGAGGGGCGAATAATCGGGCAACGGTTTGGCCATGATCGTGTCTCTGCATTGTATGTGCAGGATTATAGCGGGGACGTATACGACTTGGAAGTGTCTGATGATGCCTCATACGTCTGCAACGGAATTGTCGTATCAAACTGCCGCAGCGTATCGGTTCCGGTGCTAAAATCGTGGCGCGAGCTGGGCCTGAAAGACCCGTCGCCAGCGACACGCGCTAGCATGGATGGTGCGGTACCGGCTGAAATGAACTACGCCGAATGGCTGGC